TATTGTGATCCGTGACAAGTTCTGGGCAGCAGGTGCAGGCGGTGACCTAGCTATGGGCGCTATGGCGCAAGGCGCGTCTGCTATTCAAGCCGTTGCAATCGCCAGCAAGTTTAATCCCATGTGTGGCATGGGTGTGGATGTCCTGTCGTTTGAGGATGATCATGATTGAGCATCAAGAAACATATGATTTGCTTCTGGGCATGACAGGCAAGGAGTGGAACACCATTGCCACTAAAGTTAGCTGGCTTCATCGCGTGGGTATCGTGGACGAGTGGCCTAAGGTTTTGCATAACATCCCCGACACCGTGTCAGACCTAGAAAGCTGGAAGGCGTTCCGCAAAAAAGTTAATGACGCCAGACGTGCGAGGGCGAGACGCATAAGCCGGGAGAAATACTCGGTCAGAGCGTCAAGCCGCAAGGCCTACATGAAGAGGTATATGGCGCAGTACCGTCAGCCATCGGTTGACTAATACATGTAAGATGTTATACACAAATCTTATCGGAGAGCGTCATGGCCGACCCAGTAAACCACCCGCCTCATTACAAGGCTCACCTTTCGGGCGTTGAGTGCATCCAAATCACGGAGCACATGGGGTTCTGTCTGGGTAACGCCGTGAAGTACATCTGGCGGGCTGACTTGAAAAACGATGCTATCGAGGATTTAGAAAAAGCCGCGTGGTACATCCAGCGGGAAATTACTAAGCGAAAGTCAGGTAAATGAATAAACCTCTAGCATGGTCTTACTCGTCGCTTACAGCGTTCGAGACCTGCCCTAAACGGTACTATCTTACTAAGATCAGTAAGCAGGTTCACGAGCCACAAACTCAGGCCATGAAGTGGGGTAATGAGGTTCACAAAGCCTTGGAGCATCGACTAACTAAAGGCACACCACTGCCTGAGAGTATGGAGATGTTTAACACGGTTGCTCAAACCGTAGTGGACAGGGCGAAGGGCAAAAAGATTGAGGCCGAGTCTAAGATGGCCCTGACTGCATCGTTCAAGGGGACCACGTGGTTTGCCAAGGACGTGTGGGTTCGGGGTATCACCGACTTTACTATCTCTAAAGATGATACTGTGTTCATCGGTGACTGGAAGACAGGCAAGCCAACCCCAGAGTCGGCGCAGCTAAAGCTAACAGCCGCCATGACCATGCACCTCAAGCCGTACGTCAACAAAGTTATCAATGCGTTTGTGTGGCTGAAGACGGGCGGTATTACCCACGAGACCTTTACCCGTGAAGACATCCCCGCCATCTGGCAGGAGTTTACCCCGCGAGTAGCGCGTCTCGAACATGCGATGGCTGAGGACAAGTTCCCTGCCAAACCTTCTGGCCTATGTCGGGCATGGTGCCCCGTAGGTAAATCACTCTGTGAGCACTGTGGAACATGACCCCTGAAGAGATTAAAACTTTTAATCAAGAGTGCCAGCACAAACAGAGCCTGTACCGCGAACAACGGCGCATCTGGTCACTGGCTCACGACAACCCGTACGAGGAAGACGGCGGCAAGCGCGGTGGTCGATCCGGAGAAGCCAAGGCCCGTGTGGCTCAAACAGAAACCGGGACAAACTTCTAAAGAAAAACCCCGGAGCCTAAACTCCGGGGTCTAACATCTCTAGCCGAAGCTAAAGTTAGGCGCTGAGTACGCGGAACCACTTAGCGGCAGGAGCCGAAGAGGTGCAGAAATACACAGCCGAGACGGTGGTGGCTTGAGCCACACCAGTAGCCGTAGCAACAGCGTTGATCGTGTCAGTACCGGAGCCGAAAACTTGCAGGGAGTTAGCAGCAGAGTTACGGATGTAAACCGACATACCCGCAGCGCCGAGAGGCAGCTTCACGGAGTCGGCAGCGGTAGCAACAGTGGACACGTTATTGTAGGTAGAGGCAAGCAAGGTCGCATTGGTCTGACCGCCGCCCGCGTAGGCAGTGATAAGATCGGTAACGCTCTGGTGAGCGTTAAGGCCTTGGACGAGTTCGTAGTTGGTGTCGCCAGCGACATAAAGAGTAGCAGCCATGAGGAATATCCCGTTATTAAGGTTACGGCACATGCCGCCAACAAAGTTGTTAGCATAGGATTACAAGAATGGCAATGACACCTGAAGGCAAGGTCAAAGCGAAGATTGTCACGTATTTAAAGAAAGTACCTATGTGCTGGTACTTCATGCCTATAGGCGGTGCTTACTCTCAAGCAGGCATCCCTGACATTGTGGGACATGTTAATGGTTGGTCTTTTGCTATCGAGGTCAAGGCCCCCGGTAAACTCGCCAACGTAACAGCCTTGCAACAGCGAGCGCTTAGAACCATCGCAGACACAGGAGGCGTGGCCATATTGGTAGATAGCGTCGATGATGTTGCCGCGACATTCAACGAAAAGGGCTGGGTCTAATGGGCAACATCTGGTTTAAAATTATCGGTGGGCTAGTGTCCATCGTACTAGCAGTCTTGCAACTGGTTCAACGCAAGAAGATCGAAGATGCAACACGTTTGGAAGAACGTGTTAAAGAAACGGAGAAAAACGAACATGAGATTGCCATCGCTACTGAAGCCCGCCAACGTGCTCATGACGCTAATTCTACTGTTGTCACTGGCAGCTTGCCAGACGACGGGTTCCGCAGAGACTAGTAAGTCTGTGAGTTGTAAAGCTTTTGGACCCATCTACTGGTCCAAGCTGGATACCCTTGACACACAGAAACAAGCCACCGAGCATAACGCTGCATGGAAGTCTCTGTGCGGGGAGAAGAAGTAATGCTTCTGTCCAAGGCAACCAAGAAGCTGGTGATCAATAGCCGCAACCCAGAGCGCCTACTCACGCTCCTACCAAACGCCAAAGAGTTTACGTACAAGGGCCGCAAACTTGTCTCAGTGCCACATGGCATTCAGGAGTCACGTTTACTTGTGAGCCTTGGGTACAATGTCGTGTCCCCCATTGCCTATCAATACAAGTGGTCGGGCAGGTACGCACCCTTTGAGGCGCAGCTAGAGACCGCAGCATTCTTAACCATGAACCCCAAGGCATTCTGTCTCAACGACATGGGTACAGGGAAAACTTTGTCTACATTGTGGGCATACGATTATCTTCGTAAGACGGGTCAAGTCCGTAAGATGCTTGTGATATCTCCCCTGTCTACGCTGGAGCGCACATGGGGCGATGAGGTATTTAATCACTTCCCCCATCTAAACACGGTTGTGCTCCACGGCTCCAAAGAACGTCGCATCAAGCTGCTCAAGGAAGACGTGGACATTTACCTAATCAACCACGATGGCATCAAGACGATGGAAGCAGAGCTACTAGCTAAAACCGACCTTGACGTGGTGGTAGTTGACGAGATTGCATCGTTTCGCAACGCAGCCACGGGCAGATGGAAAGTCCTTAACCGAGTCTTAAAGGGGAGGAGTTATGTTTGGGGCCTGACTGGAACGCCAACACCTAACTTACCAACAGACGCTTGGGCGCAGTGCAGACTTATATGCCCTGAGAAGGTGCCGCCTTATTTTGGACGCTTCAAAGACATGACCTTGAAACAAAAAGGCCCCTTCACGTGGGTGCCTCGGCCTAACGCAGCAGACATTGTAGCCGATGCCATGCAGCCGTCGATCAGGTTTAGTAGAGACGAGTGTATCGACTTACCCCCAGCCATCTACATCGACCGACATGTGGAGATGACCGCTGAGCAGAAGAGGGCTTACAAAGATATGTCCGCTAACTTAGTCGTGCAGTTCAAGTCGCAGGAAGTTGTGGCCGTCAACGCAGCCGTCAAGATGCAGAAGCTTGTGCAGATCGCTTGTGGTGTGGTGTACGGGCAAGAGGACACAGAAGTTATTATCCCTAATGATCCGCGCATAGACGTAATCAGGGAAGCCATCTTGGAGTCTGGCACTAAGACCATAGTGTTCGTACCGTATAAGGGCGTCCTTCGACACGTGGCCGATCAATTAAGCCAAGACTTTAGCGTGGCCATGATCAGTGGAGACGTGAGTAAGAACGCACGGGATAACATCTTCCACCGCTTTATGCACGACAAAGACTTGCGTGTACTGGTGGCTCAACCTGCTGCTATGTCCCACGGGCTGACGCTAACCTCTGCGTCTACTGTGGTGTGGTATGCCCCAGTCACGTCCAACGAAGTTTACCAACAGGCCAATGCGCGGATCACCCGTCCCGGTCAGAAGCACACGCAACTGATCATCAACGTGGAAGCCTGTGACGTAGAGCGCCGCATCTATGAGCGGCTTAAGACCAAGCAGTCACTTCAAGGGTTGCTGCTTGACATCGTGTGAGATTGGTGTACAAGGTTATACATCAGCAAAGGAGAGGTAAGTGGAAGAGCTTGTAGAAAAGTATATCGAGCTACGCGACACGAAATCCAAGATCGCTAGCGACTATAAGGCCAAGGTGGCGGTAATCGACACCGTGTTGGATAAGATTGAAGCTGAACTGCTGAGCCAGTTTAGCGACCTAGGTATGGAGTCTGTGCGTACCAAGAGTGGCACGGCTTTCAAGTCTACCCGTACGTCGGCCACCGTGGCTGACTGGGACTACGCTCTGGATTTTATCCAGCGCAAAGAGCTTTGGAATATGTTGGAGCGGCGCGTTAGCAAGCAAGCCGTCGAGCAGTACAAGGAAGAACACGGCGACCTCCCTCCGGGGATTAACTGGCGTGAAGAAATTACCATCAACGTGCGGAGAGCATAAGAATGTCTAATATCGTAACTATGGATGGGGATCGCGTTCCCTCCGTCGCCGCCCGTTTTGCGGCTCTGACATCCAACAGCGACCTAACAGGTGGCGTGGGTCAAGGTGGTTATCCCACAATTTCGTACAAGGGCAAGGTCTGGACGATTGTCCAAGGCGATAACCGCGAAGTGCTGGTGAACGATGAGGGTGACCCTAAGGCATCTATCGACGTTGTGATCCTGAAGTCTAACCCGGCCCTGTCCAAGATTTACTACGGCGGCGGCTACGAAGAAGGTTCGGCGGCTAAGCCAGATTGTTATTCCAACGACAGCATCGCACCTGCGGCTGACGCCCAGTCACCTCAAGCGGCTAAGTGCTCGATCTGCCCCCACAACGCGTGGGGTTCGCGCATCACCGATAGCGGCGGTAAGGGCAAGGCTTGCTCCGATAGCCGTCGATTGGCTGTGGCACCGATCAACGATCTGGAAAACCCGATGCTCCTGCGCATTCCCGCTGGCTCGCTAAAAGACCTCGTGGCATATGCTGACATGCTGAGCCGTCGTAAGGCCCCGTACCAAGCGCTGATCACTAAGATCAAGTTCGACCACACCGTGGCCTATCCTAAGTTTGACTTCAAGGCGACCCGCTGGCTGGAAGACCATGAGGCTGACACAGCACTGGACGTTATGGACCGCGATATCGTGGCCCGCATCGCTGGCATGGACGAGGCACCTCTGGCTATTGCAGGTACGCCACCTAAGTCTGCTCAGCGTATCCAAGCCCCGGTCGAAGAGGAAGAGTATGTTGCTCCCGCCCCTAAAAAGGCTGCTGCTCCCGCCCCTGCTCCTGCTCCCGCCCCTAAGCCAAAGCCAAAACCAGCGCCTGCAGTCGAAGATGAGGAAGAAGAGTACGTCGCACCCAAGCCACGTGTGAAGTCTTCCATCTCTGAACTGATGGCAGAAGCTGACCAGTCGTTGGATGACGTGCTGGGTATGCTAGACGATTAAGTTTCCCGGACGAACGGGAAAGACCGTTGACAGCACGGAAAGACGGCAAATTGTTATAGGAACATGTTTATGTTTGAAGATGTACATAGGGCGGGTTTACTCCCGCACGATCTAGCGAGGTTGCTTAAGGTTAACCGAATTACGGCTAGCTATTGGCTTAACGGGTATCACAAACCGTCTCCCATGATTAAGCCCGCGCTAGAAGATTTGCTTGACCGTGTTCGTCAGGCAGTCGAAAATGAGCAGTTACCTTTGTCTATGGATGTTAAGCGCAAAGACCGCGCAGCACTAATTGACAAGGCATTAGCAAGATCAACCGACATCGAGCGGACTAGCTAGGTTAGCTAACACGGCGTTGTCCTAATCCGAGGGAAACGGATATGGATGCACTAGAATTTTTTAACACCGTTTTACCCGAACAAGGTAGGCGGTGCGTAGGAATGCTTGACAATAAGATGTTCCGAAACCTCTTCGGAGGCTCCAACGAATGGGCAAATACTATTTCTTCTGGCGTAGATGCTAGGGGGGTCAACTCCTACATCGCACTCAGCGGCTTCGGACCTGAGAAGTCACGCACCCAAGAGAACGTCGTGGCAGTTCGCTGCTCATGGCTCGATATCGACACACAAGAGTCCAAGCCTAAGGAAACCTACGCCACCCGCAAGGATGCCATCAAGGCACTCGTGGCGTTCTGTAACGAGACCTCCATGCCTAAGCCGCTGGTGGTTAGTTCTGGTTACGGGTTGCACGTCTACTGGCCCTACACCCGCGACGTTACCCGCCAACAGTGGAAGCAAATCGCTACCCTGCTCAAGGCAGCGTGTGAAAAGTACGGCCTTGCCGTAGACCGCTCCCGCACCACAGACGAAGCCAGTGTCCTGCGCCCTGTGGGAACCCATAACCATAAGAATGAGCCTAAGCTTGTGAAGATGGTACAGCGCGGCGAAACTGTGGACCCCGATGATCTGTTGGTTATCTTAGCCAACTATCTGGGCGATGAGTTAGATATGTTCTCGCAGCCCGCTCCATCGCGGATGGCTGACCTGAACAGCGACCTTAAGGGCGGCATCACATACCAAGAGTCTTCCGCAGAGACTATCGCTGAGCACTGTGGAGTGGTGGCGCATGTCAGGGATACCAAGGGCGATACAGACCAACCCACATGGTACAGCGTACTAGGCGTAGTGGCGTTCACCACGGAAGGCGAAGACAAGTGTCACGAGTGGTCCAAGGGTTACGATGGCTACAGCGCCAACGAGACCGCCAACAAGATTGCTCAAGCCAAGCAGTACGCTCCAACAACCTGCGAGAAACTATCTCAGTGCCAACCTGACATTTGCAAGGCCTGCCCTCACTTTGGCAAAATTAAATCTCCTATCTCTCTGGGGACTGTCCGTGGCGAGCCACAAACTTTAGAGCTTCCACCAGAAATCGCGACTTATGTTTCCACGAGTGTCATGGAGTATCCCAAGGGGTACGGCTACAGCACCATCGACGGGGAAAAAGATAAATGTCTTTGGTACACCAAGCGTGTGCCTGAGGGTGAAGAGGGTGCGATGGTCGATAGGAGGTTTTTCCTGTGCGACGTGAACCTGTATCCAATCGCCCGAATTGAGGACGTGAACAAGCATCACAGCATGTGTTTGCGTATGACTACCAAGAAGGGTGTCGTAACAGAATTTAATGTCGAGACAGGACTAATCGGCAAGGGGGATAAAAGTATTATGGGTGAGTTAGCAAAACACGAGCTTGCAGTACCTGCATCTAACCGTGCTCAGATGGAGCAATATCTAAGTGCTTGGATTGGCCAGCTTCGGGACAATTACGTAAACGTTCCAAGCGTCTTGCAATACGGCTGGTATCAAGGTGGGTTTATTACTGGCAACAACTACATCACAACTGAAGAAACCAAGAGGGCTATGGTATCTGGCTCAGCAGAGGTAACTGTTCCTTTCTTCGAACCGCAGGGAACTCTAGAAGCTTGGAAAGCAGCCGTAGACAAACTCTACAACCACAAGACCCAAGAGGGTTTACAGTTTTGTATGCTGCTAAGTTTTGCTGCACCCCTGTGGCATCTCTATAATAAGAAAGGTGGGTGCGTAGCCTACGCCCACTCCGATGACACAGGTAAGGGTAAGTCCACCGCACAGATGGCAGGTCTAGCTGCATGGGGTAACCCACACGAACTACTGCTAATGGAAAAACAGTTTACGGTTAACTCACTCTATAACCATATCGGCACCATGCAACATCTGCCTGTTATGATGGAAGAGATGACTAACTGTACGCCAGAGTTTGCATCTGAGCTTGTGTATGCGGTCAGCATGGGTAAGGACAAGTTACGTCTAACCCCCGAGGGCAAGGCCAGAACAGGGCTATCGTGGGCTACCATCGTTGTGGCCAATGGCAACGTTATGCTTACTGAAAAAGTATCTCAGCATCGACAAAATGCGCAAGGTGAGCTAGCGCGTATCTTTGAGTTTACCCTTACAGCTAACCCGATCTTCTCAGTTACTGAGGCTAATGCCATCACCCCCGCGTTTGACACAAACTTTGGTCACGCGGGGAGGCTCTACGCTAAGTATCTTGTGGACAACCGTGAGAAGGTTACGCGGATGTTGCTGGCTATGCGTAACAACTTTGATATTCGGTGCAATGTTACACAGAAGGAACGCTACTGGTCCATGCTTCACAGCGCTGTCCTTACATCACTTGCTATCTGTAAGAAACTAGAGCTTGTGCAGTTTGACTTTGAAGGTGTGTACCAGTGGATAGAGCAAGAGATGCTGAACAGCCGTGGGGGTATGGTCCAGTCTGTGGTGCCGCCCTTGGAGCAATTTGCTAACATGCTGGCCGATATATATCGAGGCGTCCTGATTACTACGGGCGAGGGAAACCTTGCTCAAGGTCTTCATGCTGAAGTTGTAGGCCATCCCCAAGGGCCTATTATCGGACGGTCGATTATCGAGGACCGGACCAGTGCAGCCAAACTCTTTGTTTCTGTAGGCGCGGCCAAGGAGTGGTGCAGCAAGCATGGGGTATCGTTTAAGGGTATCAACGACGCACTTATCGCAGAGGGCTGGGCCTTGCCGCTACACAAACGTATCTCGTTGGGTAAGGGCACCAAACAGTACTCCGCTCTAGGCGGGCCTGTGAAAGTCGTGGAGCTTAACCCTAACGCTATGGCTAACGGCAGCAGCGTAGCAGCTAAGATTATCGGCGTGATCCAAGGCGGGGTTGACACCGTGGCGGCACAAGCCTAAATTGATTTTCCCGACCAAGGGCTACCTCTGTTAACAGTTCTACCAAGCCCCACAGCAATCCAATGCTGTGGGGCTTCATCTTATTCTTCTTCGTTATCGCTATTTTCGTCGTTTAACATCTGAGCCATGCGGCGGGTTGATTTGGTAAACGCAACTCCACCAATAACGTTTTTCTCACGCTTGGCCAGTTCTCGTGGGGCCTTGATTAACTGAGACAGTGGTTGACGCGCCAGCCCAGCTTCAGCCCGTTGTGCCTGAACTTTTATCCACTTCTGGCGAAGCTCTTGCATCTTAGCGCCATCTTTCTTAGACGCCGCCGCAATGTAGTTTCGCTTTAATGTGGACGTCTGCTCCTCAAAGTATTTTGTAATCTCAATAGCTTGACCTTGACGGAACTGGCGATCTGATACGTCAGTTGTACGTATGCCAAGAGCCGTAGCCACAGACGCCCCAGTGTCAATCTTGTCTGGCGACATAGTTGTTGCACCGCTCTTATCGGTAACACCCTCAGTGCTTTCGCGGTACGACTTGATGATATTAGCCACACCCTTTGGCATCATTTTCTCAAGGCCCTTCATGTACTGGCCTTGGGACATAAACCCTGCGCCCGTGTAGAAGTCTACGCCCACGCCACCAACAGCCGGACCCATCATCTTCAAAACAAAGTCTTGGTAGGTCGCCTTATCTTTGGGGACTTCCGTATATGGCGCAATCGACAACAAGTTACCTTGACCCAGCGAACCAGACAGGTCGATACCCGCCAGCGTAGGAGCGCCGTTCAACAGCAAGTTTGCTAACTGGTTATTGCCGATAGCCTTACGCAGGTCAGACTCTGCCGTGAATGGTCCTTCGCGGCCCATGAGCTTATTGATGGCCTCCCACAGCCACTCGCCTGCACCAGCACCGGGAAGACCAAGAGCACCTGCAAACAGCGCAGCATGGCCTGTCATGTAAAGCAGCGTTTTACGTGCGATTTCTTTTTGCGCAGCAGGGATACTATTGTTGAAGAACCCATCGTTAATAGCCTGAGTGTATAGGCTTAACTGCATGATTTGGAACTTACGGAACTGGGTTGTCAGACGACCGATAGGCCCCTTCATCCAGCGGGGAGCAGACGCCATGCTGTAGTCACCGTGCGTATCCATGATGGTACGCAGGGCTTCGTTGGCAGAAACAAACTCTTTTTCAGTAAGGTACTCCTCACCGGGATGAGTTTCCTTGGCGTCCTTGACGTAAGACGCATAGGCTTCGGGGTCCACATTAGATGCGGTGGCCTTCTCATTCTCCAACGTAAACATTGCTACGCCACTGGATAGGCGGTTGATGGCTTCCAGCTTACGGGTAATACCACCGAACGTTTTCATAACGCTCTGCATGGCATTGCTAACAGCACCGTTGGAACCAGACTTCCAGTTACCCATGTCTTTGTCGATACCGACATCGAGTGCGTTGCGGTCAGCAAGGAACCTAGCCAGAAGTTTTGTTTTGCCTGTCAGCTTCTCAATGTCCAGAGGCTTCGACACATTGGCTTCACCCCAAGCCTGCTTAACTGCATTGTAGCCTTCGCCAAGAGCAGATGCTGCCCGACTATAGCCGTGTTTCGCAGCCATCGTGGGAAGCGTAATGACAAAGTTTTGCACACCCTGCTGCACAAGGAACATGGGAGATGTAACAAGGTACTGAGCCGTGGTGAGGGCAAGCACTTTATCTACCAGAGCATTTTGGTTTACAGGTGCAAGATTAGCCGCATGGCGGGCTTTGATTTCTTGCATGATCGTACGGGCTTTGTCGGAGTTTGTCCGATTGCCTTTACTCTCTTTTTCCATATCCCGAAGCGTATCGGAAATTTCACTGTTCTTCTTGAGCGAGCCGATAAACCTAGCATCCGCACGACCGTGTGCGATGGAGCCGCGCACCATATCCAGATCACCAGAGTGAACCAGACGAGCAGTCATCTCAGACTTGCGAGAACTATGTGCCGACAGGGTTTGGATATAAAGTTTCGTGGCCAGAGCATTTAGGCGTCTACGGATTGTGGGGTCCATAGTGTCCCCCTGCTCTTGGATAAGTTTCTGCATCCGCTGGAACGCACTGTACATACTTACGCCACCGTTGAGGTTGGTGTCGTCTTTGTGGAAGTAGTCAGTGTGCGGGTAGTTCTGCGCGATCTGGTCACGCATCCGGATAGCATCCAAACGGTTTTGCGCGTAATCGACAAAATAGTGGTCGGGGTCACGCTCCATATCTTGCAGGGCTTCCCATGCCTCAGGAGTATTTTCCTTCTGGGCCTTTTGCTCCATAGCAAGATATTCTTTAGAGCGACCAGCCACCACGAAGTCACCAAAACGCTTCACTGGCGCATAGGGTTTATTCGGGTCGATCTTCATTCGTGTATTGTAGAGAGCCATGTCGCGAACCTTGGCGCGTTCGTACTTGCTGGCTTCCTTGGTATCTCCACGATCATTGGCGTCTTTGATCAGCGCATCGTACTCAGAAGCTTGAGCTTCCAGCACGGCTTTCTTTGACGCCAGCAGGTTGTCACGGTTTTGCTTAAAGACATCCCGAACAATTTGCTGACCCTCTGAAGACAGGGCTTTAAATTGTTTTTCGAGTTCTGGGTCGATAACGACTTTAACCTTGCTACCGTCTTCGTTGGTGTAGTTAGGATCAAAGCCCCAGTGGAACGTGGGGTTATTGTTTTCATCCTTGTGGAAGCGCATGTTCTGGATGAAACCGTTAATGGTTCCCTTGCCCACGCCACGCTCGACAGCGCTCTTCAACGCATCAAAGCGGTCAGACAAGTTCTCGTACACGCGGTCCAAGCGAGCAATGACTGAGCCTTGCTCAGCAACTAGACGCTCAAGCTTACGCGCAGACGGAATACCTGCGTTAACAGCCATGTCGATCAGCTTGTTAGAAATAACTGTTAGGGTCGCGCCTTGGTTGGCGTAGCCGCTCAGCAACTCTTTGGCTTGGTTGTTGGCGTTTTGGTATGCAGTAGCGGTGGCGCGAGACAGGGGTTCCGTGCTGTAACCAAGCGTACTCTTGCCTTCCTTACGGCCATTGAAGTAACCACCGTCGATAGCCTCAAGAACAGCGTCTGGAGACGTAAAGCCGTAGCCCTTAAAGACATTTTTGAGGGCGTCAAAGAAGCCTGTAAGCTTGCGGAAGAACAAGTTTACCCGACCGGGGAACTTCTGTTCCCGGTGTAGCCAGCGAGCATAGGCTTCAGCCACGTACTCAGAGTCTTGCTCATCTAGCGTCCTATCGGAATAGTTTTCCGTAATGAAAGCTTTGATGTCTTTTTGGCTTTTAGCCCACTCAAGAATTGCACCTTTTTCGTTGGCTGTCAGTAAGCCAAGGTCTTCCAAAGCGTGAACAGCTTCGTGGCCCAAGGTGTAGTTGTCGCCACCTTCAGGGTTCAGGACAATGGTAACAAGCTTTTTAGAAGGAGTGTACGTGCCTTCTTTGTCTACGCCATATTTTGACTGACCCTCAAGTGTGGTGAGCACCTCGATGCCGATCTTCCTCAAACCAATACGGTCTAGCTCAGCGCGGAACTTAGACTTGGCTTCTTCCCTCTTGGCAATCTGACGCTCGTTCTCTTCTTTGGACACAGAGCGAAGCTCACCCTTAATCTCACGAGAAAACTGTTCTGCAGGCTTTGGACCAGCAGGAGCTTTAAACACCGTCTTGGTATTCTCCACCTTGTCCGGAAGAACAAAGGCTAGGCCACCCTCAAACTCTCCTGCGTTTGGCAAGATATTGTTGAGGAACATATCTGCAGATGTATTGATGCACCCCGTGGAAATTTTGTTATCTGCAATGGTAGTGGTCTCAAGCCTTGTCTCGCGCTGCTGTTCGGCTTTTTGCGTATATACGGCGTGGATAGCCACAAAAGCTGAGGATGTTTCAGTTTCTTTTAGCTTAAGGACATACCCTCCCGTGTAGTCGGAGGCTTTAGTGGTTACCAAATGGAATGTGCCTGCAGGGGTAATTTTAGCGGCATCGTTCTTGAAGGGATCAACGCCCGTCAAAGCAGTGTCACCCTTGGTCATGCCAAACAAAGCAGGGCCAGACGCAATCATCTCGCCGGACTTGTTAAACACGTGGATCACGCCATTGGGCTTGTCAGCAATAAAGAAGCCTTTGTTGAGCTTCATGGCTGTGGCAGCAGATACCTCGTAGACGTACTTAGCTTCAGCAGACATCTTAGCTGCGGCAGCTTTAGGCACTTCAGTTGTGCCCGTGTCGGACTTGATAGTTGAAGAGATAGCCGTAGGAACCTTGATACCTACGCTATGAAGAGCCATTGGATTAAAGATGATAGCCGCAGAGATAACCGCGCCTTGGATACGCCGGATGATCTTGTCGATCTGCTTGGAAACTTTACGGCCAGTCTCAGCAATCGTGTGGAGGACATCCTGCACAAACTGCTTCTTGGCTTCTTCGTTATAAGAAGGCTCGCCATATACAGCCGCAATAACTTTTTTATCCGGCTCAGTTAGCTGAGAGTGGATGGTTTCAGTTTCAATGATGGCTTCTGTAATAACGCCGCGATGGTTTTCGCGCTGAGTATCTACAATGTCAGAAAGCGTTTCCTGCGCAGTATCAAACTTATCTTCACGGTCGGCTTCAGAAACTGCATCGTTCAAAGTATCAATATCTTCGTCGTCAATTACGCCTTGGCTGCGAAGTGATTTAGCTAACGCCTTTACTTCCGTGGTGTTTTCAGTGTCATCTATGCTTGCAGTAACCTCATCATACTTTTCATCATAGGCAACCATAAAGGGATGTTCGTCTAAACCATCAAAAAGGTCTTCGTCGTCGTTCTCGTCACGCCACGTTTGCAAGTCAGCATCTAGCCCTGCATCGTCATTGAGAACTTCAGTTACAGTTTCTTGCGCAATAGAGGCCTCTGGCTCTGCTGGCTTAGGGGCAAGCCCTGCCATCTTTGCCTTGTTGGCTTCGCGAGATGTCAAAAACTTTTGTGCTATAACTTTTCTTTGTTCAGCAGTTTGAGCAGTGGCTGCAGGTGCAGTTGTGACCGCAGGTTTGGGTGGCTTGTTCTTGGCCTTAAACTCATCCACCATGCTCTGAACATTTTCAGGCTTTGCAAGCGGGTTATTCTCCATGAAGATGCCGATAGCGTTAACTTGTTGAGCGCTTAAAGCTTCTGAACCTTTTTCGTCCCGCACCTTCTCAAAGATAGCCATCATTTTGGCGTAGTTAAGCGCGTCATCCATCTCCTTGGCTTCATCAACCGCTTTTTGCGTGGCCGTTTTTTTCTCTTCGGGAGTAAGGACTTTTTCGACAACGGGTTTTGGAGGACGCCCACGTGGTCGCGCAGGGGCAGCAGGTGTAGCCTCAGCTTTGGTATCTTTAGGTATTCCCGTAGGACGCCCACGACGTTTCGCAGGAGCCGGAGCGGGGGCTTCAGCCTTGGTATCCTTGGGTATTCCCTCAGGACGCTTGGGATTTTCTTTG